GACCAACACGCTCAGGTGGGCACCCATACTTGATATACATTTCCCGAATAGACGGTGAAAGCGCTACAATATAGGCTTGGCAATTATGAATAAACGCGTTAAATATAGAGATATATCCATCTCCACGGCGCGATTCCAATTGATCCAAATAACCATAGTGACTCGTTAGCATAACTTTCTTGCAATGAAACGCATCCCACAATGGCCATAGATTATCGTATTGAATATGCACAACATCTGGTGTAGATTCATTCGTCAAATGAATAATTTCTTGGGCATGGGGTGTATTCACGATGGTCACCGTCACACCGGGTATCTTTTCTAAAAAGAGCTTATAATCCCAAATAAGTGACTCTACGGCTCCCCATCCTCTCGGTGGAATGGGCATAATACCTGGGCCAATAATTGTAATCCGCATGATATTATATTACTTAAAAAGTATAGTCTTTAATTACCTATAATGACTACCCCTATAGATAAGGCGGGCATTGTAAGATGGCGTCATATTTCGCTATCATTTGCCAGCCTTATTTTTCTCCCAAATATAATTGTGACAACCACACTGCCTGTATTAAATTATACATGGTTGGCACTTATGCTCTCCTCCATATACCACCATCATAATCCGACGAACAAGGCTTTAATTATAGCCGACCAAACAGCCGTCTTTAACATGGTCTATCAACATGGGCGTGTGGCATGGTTATGCCCTTCTTGGATCGTAGCTTGGTATTTAACCACCGTTGTTTATACGGCTATTTGGTATTATCCTGCAAAGCTTGGACGTATCCAGGTACATCTACATCTACCATTGCATTTGGTAACCTATATGGCCACAAGTATATGTGGTATTTTAATGGCAACGCACTTAAAAAGTATTACCTTTAATTAAATACCACAACCAATGAAACAGCGGTTCTCGTCACGCGGCCATGTAGCTTGCCGTTGCTATCCGTCGGTGCCCCTACCATCTTCAGTGCCAGCGATTAGCGCGCCTGCGCCCGCCACTATACGCTCAGTATTTAAGCTACCCACAGAACTTACGACTGCCCCTTCCCCTGAAGTGAGAAACCCTGAATGGTCCTATACCCGCTTTATTAAAGCAGTGCATATGAATAAAATCGCCTCTGTCCAAATCAATATGAAAGACCTGCATGCCACCCTTCGCACCAAATTAGGCGCAGAAGCTACTGTGCAATTAATAGCTTCTGAAAATATCCTGTCGGACCTTACCAAACGTAATGTAGAAGTGCGTTATGTGCGCGAATCCATGAGCAATGGCGCATTGCTCAGCTCTATGTTTGAGATAGTTACCCAAATCATTGGTGTGCTCTTCTTTATCCGCCTACTCACTCTCTTTAGCGGAAGCGGTAGCGGTGGTCCGGGTCGCAACCCTTTTGATAACAGTAATAAAGGCGTCGGAATGCTCTATGAAAATGATACCGCCATTGATATCGGATTTGAGGATGTCGCAGGCATTGATAACGCCAAACAAGAACTGGAAGAGGTCGTAGATTTTCTAAAAGATGGCGACAAGTATATTACCATGGGCGCGCGCATTCCGAAAGGTATCCTCCTGGTGGGTCCTCCTGGCACTGGAAAGACACTTCTTGCTCGCGCCGTCGCTGGAGAGGCTGGTGTCCCTTTCTTCTCTTGCTCTGCCTCTGAATTTATTGAACTATTTGTAGGAATGGGTGCCTCCCGTATTCGTGATCTCTTTAAAAAAGCGAAAGATAAAGCCCCATGCATCATCTTCATTGACGAGATTGACGCTATTGGTAAGAAACGTTCTTCAGGTAGTCCCGGAGGCGCAGGCAGCAATGACGAACGCGAACAAACCATTAATCAGCTTTTAACCGAAATGGACGGCTTTACAGCCAACAGTGGTATCATCTTAATTGCCGCCACAAATCGCCCAGAATTACTAGACGATGCACTCGTTCGCCCTGGCCGCTTTGATCGCCAAGTATTCGTAGATCTCCCCGATTACATTGGACGCAAAGCCATTCTTAATGTGCATCTAAAAAATAAAAAGGTTATTCCCTCCATTGATTTAGAGAGCATTGCCCGCCGCACCATTGGTTTCTCTGGTGCCGATTTAGAGAATCTATGCAATGAAGCCGCGATTTATGCCGCCCGCACCCAGCAAGAATTTATTACCACGACCTCTGTTAATTATGTATTTGATAAGCTCATCTTAGGGGCAGAGAACACCACACGCGTTATTTCAGATCAAAAGAAACTATTGGTCGCTTACCACGAAGCTGGTCACGCCCTCTTGGGAATTCTCCTCGGCGATTACGACACTGTCTGTAAGATATCTATTGTTCCCCGCGGAGGCGCCGCAGGTGTTACCTATTTTGAACCCAATGAAGAACGTGTGGATAGTGGTCTATATACTCGGGAATACCTAGAGAACCAGCTGGTTGTCATGCTCGGGGGTCGTATCTCCGAAGAAATTCAATTCGGCACCATGAAAATTACCACAGGCGCTTCCCAAGATTTCCTGGAAGCCTCTCAACTGGCCACCACCATGGTAGCAGAGTATGGTTTTAATGAGACCATTGGCCCACTCAATGTGAGCGATACGGCTATTTCAGATGCCCTGTCCGGTGATGTCGCCTCCGAAGTTAAGTTTTTAATTGAAAATGCTTATGCAAAAGGTAAAGATTTGCTAGAAGCGAATATCTTCTATTTAGAACGCCTTGTCGCCGCCCTGATTGAAAAAGAAAACCTAGACCCATCAGACATACGCATCGCTCTGGAAGGCATTTGCTGCGATTATCAATCAAAAGAAGAATATGAAGCTTCTTCTCACGACGCAGCCACCGCAGAGGATGAGGATGAGGACGACGACACCCTACCCACACCAGAGCCATGGCCGTAGCCTTAGACGACTCCTGTTTGGAAAATCAGTAAATGCATTTTACGCAGATCTGGGTTGCGATAAATCAATTTCATAAATCCGCTCGTTTTTTCTAGAAAGCCGAACTCATTAAAATTAACCGGCACTTTGAGGGCAATATATTGAGCCGAATCCTTAATATGCTCACATACTTCAGATAATTCAATATCCCCCAAATACAAATCAATGGATTCGCGCGTTTTATAATCTGGACCACCCCAAGGCGGATCTATAAAGATCAAATCCTGCGTCAGTCGGATCGCTATCACCATGAGGTCGCCATTATAAATATCTATATTGTTCGTTCCTAATATCCGTATATTATTCTCTAGATATTGAAAACGATTAAAATCCAATTCAATTGCATTAATATGCTTAAAATATTTTGAAAAGGAATACGTGTTTCCTCCAATGCACGCCGTCGCATCGGTGATCGTAATAATATCCGGCAATATCCGAATAATATCCCGTGAAATACGATCCGCCGTATATTGATCCGTCACACTATAAAAAGCCTCACTGTCTAACTTTAACTGCTTTCTTTTCTCACCTGGCACAAACCTAAATAGGAAGTCTTTTTTATCATCCATGAGCCATCATACGTTATAACAATTATATACCGTTATGCTTAAGCTAGTTAGTTAATTAAAACAACGCTCCCGCAAAGCTTTCTCTTGACTCATATCACTCTCATTCGCATTCTTAATTGAACTTTTTAAATCACGTATTTGTCCCTTTAATTTTATCTTAATCGCCTCGTTTTTGGTCACCAATTCTGTCGCATCGTCAAAGAGATATTTCTTAAATTCAGCGACTTTGTCATCCAATCCTTCCAAACATTTTGCCTTATCCGCCTTCACCCGAAGCGCCCGACATTTATCTTTTAGCACTTTTGTCTCCAATTTTAGCTTTTCCTTACCTCTCCGAATGGCCTCTTTGTTCTTTTCAACAATCATATTCGCCGCCTCATACGCATCCTCGTATTTCTTCGCATCGTCAAATACTTTGCCCACACTGGAGAGACTCATTGGCACATCCACCGTATGTATTTCAGGAATCGCAAATTGCCGGATATCTTGCTCCCGATTTAGGTAACTAATATAGCCCGAGAGTCGTTCAATGACATAGCGCGGCGTTTTAATCGTTCCATCTTCATTCAAATATATTTCTTTAATCTCTTCAAACGTCTCTGGCAATGCGTCGTCGTGTTTCAATAGATTGATTAACTTAATAAAATCCATAGGATTATTGGTATAAGGTGTCGCACTCATCAGTAATAAGCGCACGGAATCCTCTTTGGAGACATCATATGAATGATGAATGGAACGCTGTAAGACAGTGAAGTCCGGCTTTTCCATCGGATTTAGGTCATCCGATAGCAATTTATGGGCTTCGTCAATAATAATCAGAGTTTTCTTTAGTGGGTCTTCCTCGCCATTACGCTTGACCATATCCAGATAGAGCTTATTACGTTTTAAGAGTAAATTGGAAAACTGTTTATAGGTAATCGGCATCATCCAATTCTTGGATAAGAACTGTAAGGGGCGCTGCATGGCCTCTTCAAATACAAAGTTATCGGGCATCTTTTCTCTTAGCACCAGCGAGCAGACTTGGCCAAACATATTTTTCCAGACATCGCCACGAAGTGTATTACGGGTCACCCATAGAATCGTATAGCCCTGTTTTTCAAACGAGGATGTTGCTGCAGCAATACCCGTGCATGTTTTACCTGTGCCGGTAGAATGCCATAACAGCAGACCTTTATAATAAGACGCCGGTTGGAAATAGTTGCGTATGAAATCTTGGGTTGGTGTAAATCCCAATTGCACCGGCGTTGCTGCCGCAACCGACGCCGAATCCTCCTTGATTACAGGCGCTGGGGACACCGTAGATGGCTCTGGCTCAAGCTCAGGTTCCGATACCGAAGCGCGCTTTGATTTCTTACGGCGCACCGCTTTGCCCACCCCTCCCTTCGCTACACATAAGTTCTCAATCTTTGGCACATCCCAAATATATTTTTTAAAATGCGCATAGATAAACGCCTGTATTTTACTATAGGTCATCTTTTCCGTCACCGGTTCAGGTGGCAAATCCAATGCAGCCATCCGCTTTTCTACATAATTTAACATATCCGCTTTCTGTGTATGCACCAGCTTCTTCTCAAATACTTTATCCAAACGCTTACTAATCGCATCCTGTTTCTTTAGAATATACAAATCCGGATTCGCCCACGCCTTATTTAAACGGTCACAGTAATCTCTTGAATTCACTATTTTCTCACATAAGAATGACTTTGGGCGCTTCTCTTCAATCAAGGTAGAGCTCTTTCCCATATACCATA